ACTGTTGCTACAGAGGGTATATTTGAAAGAATAGAGGTGGTCAATCAAGGATATGACTATATTGACACACCCACTGTCTCTATAAGTGGTGGTAATCCAACCTCTGTTGCATCAGCAGAAGTTAATATGGTTGCAGTAATCCATATATTACCCTTTAATAGTGGAGAGGAGTCTGCAGGTAGTAATGGCATCAATTTATCAAATGACACCATTGGATTCACCACTTTCCATAAATTTAGAGATGCAGAAAGAGTAATTTATGATAATGGTGGTCAAACTAATGTTGGTGGTATGGATACTGGGTCTTCATACTATGTTCAAGTTGTAGATAATTTCAAAATCAAACTTCATAATAGGGCATCAGATGCTTTATCTGAAACTGATGCAATTGACCTAACATCTTTTGGTGTAGGAAGACAATTTATTCAAGCATTTGAAGTAAAGAGAGTTGTTTCTAGCGTAACTGTTCTAGATTCAGGTAGTGGATACCAAAATAAGAAAAGAACCATTGGATCTGCAGGTATTGTAACTGCTACCAATGCCATTAGCATTAAAAATCATGGATATCTTGATAAAGAGATAGTTAGATACACTGCACCAACTACAGGTGACTCAGTTACAGGTCTAGCAGAAAATAAAGACTATTATGTTGTAAAAATAAGTAATGATCAATTTAATCTTACTGAAGTTGGGATTGGATCTACAGGAGTTGACTATTATTATAATAATAAGGTATTTACTCAATTAACAAAGACAGGTGGTGGGTCATTTAACTATCAACCAATCACTGTAACTGTTGAGGGAACTATTGGTGTTTCTACAAGAGCTGGAGGGCAAGATTTCAGTGCTGTTTTGCAACCTGTAGTTAGAGGAGAAGTAAAATCTGTAGATTTAACACAAGCAGGTGTTGGATATGGTGCTTCTGAAATAATTAACTTCAATAGACAACCAACTATCACTTTTGAGAATGGTGAGTCAGGTCAAGCAAAGGCAGTTATTAATAATGGTAAAATTGACAGCATTTTACTTCAAAATGCAGGTAGAAACTATTGGGCACCACCTGATGTTACTATTGAAAGTGCAACAGGTAATTATGCACAATTGACTCCTATCACAGATCCTGATACTGGAAGAATTAATGAAATTAAAGTCATTAAAGGTGGTGCAGGTTATGTTGACGGTGAAACTGATATTATTATCAAAGCACCAGGATTAACTGCTCAAATAGAAGCACAAATTCATCCATGGCAGATAAATTTATTTGAAAGAAACTTAATAAACATAGGAAGTGATGATGGTATAATTGAAGAAAATGCAGATCACACTTCTTTAGAATATGGACACCTTTATGCTCCTCGTCCATTAAGAGAAGCAACATATGCCATAGCTGGTGAAGCAGAAGATAACACTCTGTATGGCACCCCAGACCTTGTGAGAGATGCAGAATCAGGTGTTGAGGTGTCTAGTGCCAATCACTCACCAATTCTAGGTTGGGCATATGATGGACACCCAATATATGGACCATATGCATTTACCAACACTGATGGTAGTGGATCTATAGTTGAAATGAAATCTGGTTATGAATTAAAACCAAATGAAACCAATAGACCACCACTTGCTTTATATCCAGCTGGATTTTTCACTGAAGACTACCAATTCATAGGTAATGGTGATTTAGATGAACATAATGGTAGATTTGCAATAACTCCAGATTATCCAAAAGGAATCTATGCTTACCATGCCACA